AGAGGTGAGTGGAACAACAGATTCTTAGATCAACTGTTTCAGTTTCCAGATGTTCTAACTCACGACGACTTAGTTGACGCACTTGCATACATAGACCAGTTAGCACAAGTAGCGTACGACTACGACTACGAGATTGACGACCACGAAATATTAGACATAGTAGCAGGGTACTAATGGTTTTTAGAAGATTTAATACGTATGGCATCTACGCTCTTTCTGCCATAGTGTTTTTTACATTGGGTTACAGCGTAGCACTTATTTAAGGATAATACTATGGCAGAATCAATTTATAGCCCAGACCCACTAATGATCCAAGAGTCCTTGGAAGAGTGGGTAATGACAAAGTGTGAAGATTGGCGAGATTATTATGAGTCAAACTACGAAGAAAGATTTGAAGAATACTATAGGTTATGGAGAGGTCAATGGGACCCTAATGACTCGCAAAGAGGGTCTGAGCGTTCTCGAATTATCTCTCCTGCGCTTCAGCAGGCTGTAGAGTCTAATGTAGCAGAGCTAGAAGAGGCTACGTTTGGTCGTGGTCAGTTTTTTGACATTAAAGACGATGTAGCAGACCCACAGAAACAAGACATATCAATTCTAAAGAAAAAACTAAACGAAGACTTTGAAGCCTGTAAAATTCGCAAGGCAGTAGCAGAATGCCTTATTAATGCTGCTGTATTTGGTACGGGTGTTGGTGAGGTTGTTTTAGAAGAAATTAAAGATATGTCCCCGGCTACTCAGCCAATTATGGATGGTCAGTTGACTGCTGTGGGCGTCAACATTAAAGACCGTGTAGTAGTGAAGTTAAAGCCGGTGTTACCGCAAAACTTTTTGATAGACCCTGTAGCAACCTCAGTTGAGGACGCTTATGGTGTTGCTGTTGACGAGTTTGTATCTAAGCACTCCGTAGAACTCCTACAAGAGCAGGGCGTGTACCGTGAAGGTTTTATTGAGTCTGCCTCTGCTGACACAGACCTAGAGCCAGATCAAGACCTAACAATCTACAACGACGACAAAGTACGCTTAACAAAGTACTACGGTCTTGTGCCTCGTGAGTTGTTAGAAGCTGAAGACGTTGAGGTTGACGAAGACTCTATGTACGTTGAAGCAATCGTTGTGATTGCAAACGGCGGCACACTTCTAAAAGCAGAAGCCAACCCGTACATGATGAAAGACCGTCCGGTAGTTGCGTTTCCGTGGGACGTGGTTCCCAGCAGGTTCTGGGGACGTGGTGTTTGCGAGAAGGGCTACAACAGCCAAAAGGCGCTTGACACAGAATTACGTGCTCGTATTGATGCCCTGAGCCTCACAATCCACCCAATGCTCGCTGTGGATGCTACACGGCTTCCTAGAGGCGCTAAACCAGAAGTGCGTCCGGGCAAGATGATCTTAACTAACGGCGATCCTCGTGAAGTACTACAGCCGTTTAATTTTGGACAAGTTGGACAAATCACCTTTGCACAAGCTCAAGCCTTACAAAACATGGTTCAGCAGGCTACAGGAGCGGTTGATTCAGCAGGAATTTCCGGCAGTGTTAATCGTGAAGCTACTGCCGCTGGTATTTCTATGTCTCTTGGGGCTATTATTAAACGCCACAAGCGCACCCTAATCAACTTTCAACAGTCGTTCTTGTTGCCGTTTGTAACCAAAGCTGCACACAGATATATGCAGTTTGACCCTGAAAACTACCCGGTAGCAGACTATAAGTTTATGGCTACGAGTACTTTGGGGATTATTGCTCGTGAGTACGAGGTAACTCAGTTAGTACAGCTTCTGCAAACGATGAAGCAAGACAGCCCTCTGTACCCTGTGTTAATCCAAAGTATTATTGACAACATGAACCTGTCTAACCGTGAAGAGCTTATCGCAGCAATGGCTCAAGCTGGTCAGCCTAATCCGCAAGCTCAGCAGATGGCTATGATGGCGCAACAAGCTCAGATTGGTTTCCAGCAGAGTCAGACAGCAGCCCTTAATGGACAAGCAGCAGAATCTCAGGCTAGAGCACAGAAGTTGGCCGTCGAGACTCAACTTATGCCTCAAGAGCTAGAGATTGATGTTCTTAATGCAGTTACTAAAAACATCAAAGAAGGGGACGCTGACGACAAAGAGTTTGACAGACGACTAAAAATTGCAGACAGATACCTCAAAGAACTAGAGATACAGGGCAAAACTCCAAATGCTAATGACACAAACAGAAATGAACAGCCTGCTCAAGCAGATCAACGAAGCATTCAAAGACCTCAAGGACCAGTTAGCGGTCTTACAAGAGCGGATGGACAAGCTGGAGGACGCGGTTAATGGCAAAGAAAAAAGACCCAAAGCTGGAGCGAGCAGGAGTAAGCGGGTACAACAAACCAAAACGGACCCCTAATCACCCAACCAAAAAATTTATAGTGGTAGCCAAGGAAGGCGACAAGACTAAGACTATACGCTTTGGTGACGCTAAAATGAAGATCAAAAAAGATCAACCAGCGCGGCGTAAGTCATTTAGGGCTAGGCACAAGTGTGACACTAACAAGCCTAGTAAACTCACCGCAAGATACTGGTCTTGCAAAAACTGGTAAACGCTATGAAAGTCTCAGCACCAAAAGGTTACCACTGGATGAAAAGCGGTAATAGTTACAAGTTGATGAAAGATCCTGCAGGTGGATATAAGCCCCACAAGGGCGCGTCTAAGTCTGCAAACTTTGAAGTCCAAAAAGCCCACAAAAAGTAAGGAGATAGAAATGCCATATCACAAGCCCCCGAAAAAGAAAAAAGTAAAGAAGCCTAAGAGATCATAATTATGCCGATGAAAAACTATAGTCCAAAACAAAAAAAGCTCGCTAGAGTAGCCAAGCCTAGAAACAAAATTACAGGCGCTGATCTAAGAAAGGTACGAAAAAATGCCACGCGCAAAAAGTAGACCTAAAGCAAAGAAAAAGAAAAGCACTATACCCTCTAATGTAAAGAACAAAGCTCTTTACTCTAGGGTTAAGGCTGCAGCTAAGAAAAAGTTTGACGTGTACCCCAGCGCCTATGCCAATGCTTGGCTAGTCAGGGAATACAAAAAACGTGGTGGAACTTATGCCTAAGTCTAAAGGCGGTTTAACTAAATGGTTCAAAGAAGATTGGGTTGACATAAAGACCGGAAAGAAGTGTGGCCGTAAAAAAGCCAAAGGGTCTAAGCGTCCTTACCCGGCTTGTAGGCCAAAAGCGGTAGCCGCCAAGATGACTAAATCAGAGAAAGAAGCAGCAAAACGCAAAAAAACAGGGCCAAAAGCCATTAAGTACGCCGTAACTGCCTCTGGTAAAAGGAGAAAAACTACCAAAAAGAAAAAATAATGCTTGACTTTTGATTCAATATATGATATAATATACAGTGTACCATAGTACATTTTGTTAATCAGAGATAACCTAAGAGGCCTCAAGTGGATCAAGAAACACAGCAATATTACGACAATTACTTCACCCTGTTTTCTACTGATGGTTGGAAACAGCTAATTGAAGAATTAAACCAGAATGCTTTAGTGATTAACAGTGTTGAAGCTACTAAAGACACAAATGATTTGTATATGCGTAAAGGACAAATAAACGTCTTAGCATACATTTTAAATCTAGAGTCTACAACAAACGCTAATTACGAAGAGCTTAACAAAGATAATGATTAAAGTATTTGACTTCCGTTGTACTAACGGACACGTATTCGAAAAATTTGTAGATCAGGATACCACAACCACTAGGTGCGGATGTGGTGCTAATGCTACAAAAATCGTTTCAGCAACACAGTGCATTCTCGACGGATCTACTGGTGACTTCCCCGGAAGACATATGAAGTGGGTACGAGAACACGAAGAAGCTGGGCGACGAGGAAGGGAAGCTCGTGAGAGTCAATCCCAACAATAATCTCCATAACCTAAAAAGGCGGGGTAATTTTAGTGATGTCAAGAGCGACAATTATTGATGAGCGTCCAGAAGAGGAGCTAGAAACAACAGATCAACTCGAAACACAGGACACCGTAGAGACTCCTCAAGAAGAGGAACAACCTGTACAAGAACCTGATATTCCAGAAAAGTACCAAGGTAAATCTGTAGAAGAACTCGTACAGATGCACCAAGAACTAGAAAAGTTTTCTGGTAAACAGAGTACGGAAGTAGGCGAGTTACGTAAAGTTGTTGATAACTACATCCAGACAGAACTCACAACACAACCAGCACCTGAAGAACAGCAAAATCAAGATGATACAGATTTTTTTATTGATCCTCAAACTGCTGTTAACAGAGCTATTGATAACCACCCAAAGATCAAAGAAGCAGAGGCTTACGCACAACAAAGTCGTCAACAAGCTACTCTTTCACAACTCAAGGCTAAACACCCTGATATGGAAAGTATCTTGCAAGACAACAATTTTGCTGAGTGGATCAAGGGATCAAAGGTTAGAACTAAACTGTTTGTAGAAGCAGACCAAGGTTACGATTATGATTCTGCTGACGAACTTTTTACGCTTTGGAAAGAACGTAATCAAGTGGTTCAACAGACGGCTCAGGCTGAAAAAGCAGCCCGTAAGAGTGCCGTAAAGTCCGCAACTACAGGCAACGCTCGTGGTACAGCAGAAGGATCTCGTAGAAAAGTCTATCGTCGTGCTGACATTATTAAACTAATGAAAACCGACCCTGAGCGTTACAACGCATTGTCAGACGAAATTTTACAGGCATACGCAGAGGGTCGAGTTCGATAGCCTTTTAAGGAGATAACTCATGGCTACAGCAACTTATCCCGGAACAGGTGGTTTTACCGCCTTAACAGAAGCAGGTACTTTCATCCCCGAAATTTGGTCGGATGAGATTATTGCTTCTTATCAGAAAAACTTGAAGATGGCTCCCCTTGTCAAGCGTCTTTCTATGACTGGCAAGAAGGGTGACGTTATTCATATCCCTAAGCCTACTCGTGGTGATGCCAATGCTAAAGCGGCTGACACTGCGGTAACTATCATTGCAAACACCGAATCAGAGCTTCAGGTGACAATTAACCGTCACTTTGAATACTCGCGTTTGATTGAAGACATTGTTGAAGTGCAGGCTCTTAACTCACTGCGTCAGTTCTACACTGAAGACGCTGGTTATGCTCTGGCTGTACAGGTTGACAACGACCTTCACGCAGCGGGTACTGGTTTTGGTGACGGTGGCGCTGTTGTATTTAGCCCAGCCGCTACTGATTACCAGCACACTGGTTGTTTCTTCAATGATAACGGCACTACTACTCAGTACACTGATGACACTCTGGTGGCTGGTGACGAGTTTACGGATGCTTTCTTCCGTGACATGATCCAGAAGATGGATGACAACAACGTACCGATGGAAGGCCGTAACTTGATTGTCCCGCCTGCTACGCGCAAAGCAATCATGGGTATCGACCGATACGTGTCTTCTGACTTTGTATCCGGTGGCACTGTCAACAACGGCTTAATCGGCAACCTGTATGGCGTAGACGTTTACGTTTCTGCTAACTGCCGAACTATCGAAGCCGCCGCTGACAACACTGCATCTAGCGTTGACACTCGTGCAGCCCTGCTGTTCCACAGCGAAGCTGTCGTGATGGCTGAGCAACTGGCTGTCCGTTCCCAGACTCAGTACAAGCAAGAGTACCTGTCTACTCTGTACACTGCCGACACCCTTTACGGTGTTCAGGTGTACCGTCCTGAAGCTGGTTTTGTTCTGGCAGTACCTTCTGCCTAATAGAACTACGGGGGGTCGCAATGGCCCCCTTTCCTTTTCTCTTGCTAGGAATAACCAATGGCTAATTATACAAAGACGACAGACTTTGCCGCTAAGGATACGCTTCCCGGTGGAGACACCAATAAGGTTGTTCGTGGCTCAGAGTTTGAAACAGAATTTGATGCTATATCGACTGCAATTGCTACAAAGTCTGATACAGCCGGCCCCACATTTACTGGCACAGCTACATTTGCAAACCTTACCGCTACTGGGACTGTTAATTTTAACGGGGCTACTATATCAGATCTTGGCTCTGTTACAACACTTGATATTAATGGCGGCACTATTGATGCAGCAGTAATCGGTGGTGCAACCCCTGCAGCCGGCTCGTTTACTACGTTGTCTGCGTCTAGCACCTTTAGCTTGGGCGGGGTAGCAGTTACTTCTACAGCGGCAGAACTAAATATTCTTGATGGCGTTACGTCTAACGCTACAGAACTCAACATCTTAGATGGCAAGTCATTTGTAGATGAAGATGACATGAGCAGTAACTCTGCTACGGCCATCCCTAGTCAGCAGTCTGTAAAGGCTTATGTAGACTCACAGACAGGCTTAGGTGGCGCTACCCTCGCCGGTCTCGCAGACACCAACGTCACGTCTCCTGCTGATGCGGCTCTTCTTTTTTACGATGCTGATACATCAAAGTGGATCGACAATGTTGTATCTGGCGACATTACGATTGCAGATACTGGTGTAGCAGCTATTGGCTCTGGCGTCATAGTCAACGCTGATATTAACTCTAGTGCGGCTATTGATATATCTAAGACTGCTTTGGTGGCAGGGACGGGTATTACTCTCAGCACTAATACTTTGAATGTTGATGCGGCACAAACACAAATTACCTCTGTTGGCACACTTGGAAGTTTAGATGTAGACAACATTCAGATCGACGCTAATGCTATTAAGTCTACGGACACCAATGGGAACATCCAGTTGTTTCCGAATGGCACAGGGTTCACCGAGTTATACGGCAACACCAACTCTGGCACGATACGCTTCAATTGTGAAAACAACTCACACGGCGTTACTGTCCAAGGGCCAGCGCATAGTGCATCAGCAACCTATACAGTCAAGTTGCCAGACACGCTGGGGCTGACTCAGGCGTCAGGGATTGTTACATCTGATGCCAATGGTGTTGTTAGTTTCGATAACGGCACTATAGATGAGGTAACAACCGTAACCTCTAGCTCTAATGCTGCGACCATTAACTTGCAAGATGGCAATGTGTTTGAGCATGACCTGACTGAAAATGTGACCTATACCTTCAGCAATCCTGCCGCGTCTGGTAGGGCATCTGCGTTTGTTTTGAAGATCATTCAAGATAGCTCAGC